CTCATTTCGCCATGTATTACAACACAGACACTGAGCGTGCTATCAACATTGATGAAATTGCTCGTCAATGTAGGGAAGCAATCACACGTGGTACAGTACGACGAGGTTATTATGCACCAATCACAAATACACAAAACAGCAACGGGAAAACGTAAAGAGAAGGGCAGACGTAAGCCACAAGCTATACGAGCTGCTAAGAAACGTACCAAGCGTTTATTGAATACACTAACTAAGGGTTAACATGCTGGTTACTACACCACCACTCAAAGAATACGAAGTGACTACAAGTAGTGGCACTTGGTATCTTCTTGCTAGAGATAGTGAGTCCGCTGCGTGGAATGCATTAGGTCTTGCTAATGAAAAGCTTGAGAAGCTTATCAATGTACGTTTATCTGAGGAATGGTAATGGGTAAGAGAAAGTACTATCCAAACAATTGGCAACGCTACAAGGATGCACCTGATGAGCTATTCGAGCCTCATACATTTCAAGAGGTCATGGATTGGAAGGTCGCTGGTTGGGAGCTACCTGAGTCTGTAGAGTGCATCATTCGTGTTCAGGATGTCAATACCCTAAAGACTACTGAGCACGTCTATCAGAGGCGCTCAGCTGCCAATAAAATGGTTGAGCAGTTAGTGCGCACACCTAGTATTCAATTCACTGTTGTAGACCACGAGTCTATTCATCATCTTTCTCCTGCTGATCTCTCTAACTATGACGATTATGACAACTGAGCAATTCTTTGAAGAGTTTGCTGTTGATTATCCTGAGCTTGCTCAGTGCTACTTTATTTATGAAGAAGAACCTGCTGATGAATTCACACTCATCGATGATCGTTATTAATGCCCACACCAGCACAGATTGAAGCTCAGGTTAAGTTAGAGCGTGATCAAATACGCCAAGGACTTAAAAGGCTACATAACAACACAAAACAACTAGAGCAACGTAGTTATGCGTCAGCTAGTGTGTATGGTATTGCATCTATTGATGCATTGTTACCACATGTTGTTACACGCATTGAAGATACTTATAACAGGTTACGTAGGGGGCAAGCAGGTAAAGCATTCAAAGAGATACAGCAATATATTGTTGATCTTGAGCCTATGGCATCTGCTGCTATTGCACTCAAGCTAACCTTTGATAAGGTATTCTCATTCAAAGAAGGTAGTGATCAAGTTACTTCTGTATGTGAAGCAATTGGTCATGCTGTTGAATCAGAATGTCAAATGCGCTATTATGAGAAGGTAGCGCCTGGCCTCCTCAAAACATTGAAGGAGAACTATTGGCACAAGTCATGCGGTACACAACAGAAACTTGTTGTTATCCGTACATTGATGAACCGTGCTGACATTCAACATTGGAAAGCATGGGGTGCTGCTAATCGTGTAAAGCTTGGTGCATGGCTATTAGATTGTATTATAGCTGAGTCTAATTGGTTTACTAAGGAGCTACGGCAACTTGGTAAGAAGCGGGTTAACTTTGTTGTACCCACACCTGAGTTTATGTCCGTTAAGGATAAGGTAATGCAGGATGCTGAGCTATTTGCTCCGCTTGCTTGGCCTATGCTTATCGAACCAAACGATTGGACTAATGACAGACCTGGTGGATACCTTCTAAACGAAGTCATGAAGGGCCATGATATGGTGCGTCGTGGCAAGGTGGGATCTATACAGGGGGAGATACCCATTAACTTTCTGAACAAGATTCAGAAGGTTGCCTTCACATTAAATCCTTTCATTGTGGAGGTAGCGGAAGAACTAGATAGATTGGAACGAGCAGTAGGTAAGTTCCTCCCTGTAATCAATCACGAGTTGCCTGCTAAACCTGCTGATATTGATACTAACTACGATAGTCGTAAGGATTATCGAAGAAGAGCAGCAGAAGTGATGAACCTAAACGCACAAGAGTTTAAGAAATCTTGTCGTACTAGGATGACTATGGAGGCAGTTAGAAGGTTTAAGAATGTAGAGCGATTCTATAATCCCTGGTCTTTTGACTATAGAGGAAGAGCTTATCCTATACCTGCCTTTCTTACTCCACAAGATACAGACTTTGGAAAAAGTTTGTTAGTCTTTGCGGATTCAGCTTATATGACTCCTGAAGCTGAAGATTGGATAGCATTCCAAGTAGCCACTACATATGGCTTGGACAAAGCACCAATGGCTGAGAGATTAGAATGGGTGAAGAGTAACGTAGAACTAATCACACTCATCGCTACTGATCCTATTGGTAACCTACATCTTTGGGAGAATGTAGAAGAACCATTCCAATTCTTAGCAGCAGCGGAGGAGTATTATCATTGTGTCGTAGTTGCCGATAGGCAATTCACAAGACTCATGATTGCAACAGATGCAACTTGCAGTGGATTACAAATCCTAGCAGGTCTAGCTAGAGATAAGTCCACAGCACGTCTTGTTAACGTCTTACCTGGTGATAAGCCACAGGATGCTTACAAGGTCGTTGCAGAGGCTGCTAAGCCACACTGCCCAGCTTCTATCCAGCCATACATGGATAGGAAAACCGTCAAAAGGGTAGTTATGACCGTTCCTTACAATGCTAAACCATTCTCTAATAGGGGTTACATTAAAGAAGCTCTAAAGGAGAAGGGTGTCGTCATCGAAAAAGATGACCTCACTGCTACAGTTAAGGCTGTACGCGATGCCATGGATGTCGTTGTACCTGGCCCCATGGCTGTTATGTCATGGATTGAATCTGAAGTAGCAGAGGCTATTAAATCAGGTAAGGATTATCTAGAGTGGACGACACCATCTGGCTTTGTTGTACATCAGAAGCTAAACAAGAAGAATGTTGTACGTGTTAAACTACAACTACTTGGAACCTGTGAAATGCAGGTAGCTACTGGTGATACTGATGTTGTAGACATCAAGCATCACAAGAATGCAACAGCTCCTAACCTGATTCACAGTCTCGATGCATCACTACTACATTTAGCTGCTTTAAAATTTGATGCGCCTATTGCTCTTATCCATGACTCTGTATTGTGTAGGGCTACTGATATGTCTTCCCTTTCTAGTATTGTTAGAGAGACGTACATGCACCTCTTTGCAGAGCATGACTACTTACGAGACTTTGCCTCACAAATAGGGGCAAAGACTGAACCACCGATCATTGGTGACCTTGAACCGGAAACCGTGATTGAATCCACCTACTTCTTTTGTTAATGGCACAACCTATTCACGTTACTCAACAGCCTGTAGTCCTTGAGGGATACCAAGCTGTACTGAAACCTTCTAAGTTTGGCTACTCACTGTCTGCTATTGTAGATGGGTCTCTTGTAGAAAAGCTTGAGGAGGATCGCTCCGAATCCCTTAAGTGGGCAGAGTCGAAGCTTAAGAATCCAAAGCGTTCTACTCTGAAACCTGAACCATGGGAGGAGGTCTCCGATGGTAAATACAAAGTTAAGTTTAGTTGGAATGAAGACACACGTCCGCCCGTGGTGGATACTGAAGGGACACCAATCACAGATACCGCTGTCCCCTTGTACAGTGGATCTAAGGTTAAACTTGCCTTCAAGCAAAAGCCTTACATCCTCCGTGATGGTGTCACCTATGGAACAAGTCTTAAGCTTGTCGGTGTACAAGTTGTCTCGGTATCCTCTGCAGCTGGTGTTGATGCCAGCGACCTGGGTCAAACAGAAGTGGCAGCACTCTTCGGGCAGACAACAGGTTATAAAGCAAGTGAGCCCACTGTTCAACCTGTAGAGGAAGCTGCAGATAGTGAGGAGTTCGATGACTTCTGATGGCATTTCGATCAGGCCTTGAAGAAAGAGTCGCTGATCTTCTAACAGATCTGGGTGTTAAGTACGCCTATGAATCCACAAAGGTTCCTTATGTACTACAGTGTAATTACACCCCAGACTTTCTCTTGCCCAATGGTATCTATCTAGAAACCAAGGGCCACCTTACTGAAGAGGACAGACGAAAGATGAAAGCAGTGAAAGCTGCTAATCCTGAACTAGATATTAGGTTTGTCTTTCAGAGTCCTTATAACAAAATCTACAAGGGAAGTAAGACTACCTACGCAAAGTGGGCAGAGAAACATGGCTTCCCTTGGGCTTCATTCCACTCTATTCCTATCTCATGGCTAACTTGACTTACGGAACCCCCGAGTATTATGCTGATCAATTCGCTGACTTTCTTGCTGATGTTGATCATGAACATCCAGAGTATGCAGATAGCATAGTGAAGGGATTCCTTCTTGCTGTAAACTCTTTCCTTGAATATCACGACAAACAGACTCGGGCTTATGATGAACTCGGAGAGCGAGTTCGTAAGGCACTTAGCGTGTGAACATTGTGGGTCATCAGATGCAAATTCTTTGTATACTGATGGCCACACTTTTTGTTTCTCATGTAACTCTTACGGACATACAGATAGCGATGTTATTCACACTCATAAAATGTCCACCAATGTTTATTTGCAAGGCTCAGCTGGACGGCTGCAGAAACGCAGAATCTCAGAAAAGGTATGCGAACAGTATAAAATCTATCGTGATGGAGATAAACTAAGATTCCACTACTATGATGAATCTGGCATCCTCAAGGGGTGCAAGATAAAGACTAAAGATAAATCATTTACTTACGAGGGAGATGTCCCAGGTACACTCTTTGGACAACATTTGTTTCCCGCCACTGGAAAACGTGTCGTCATCACTGAAGGGGAACTCGATGCGGCTTCATGTCAAGAAGCTATGCCGGGGTGGCAGATGGTATCTCTACCTAGCGGTGCAGCAGCGGCCAGGAAGTCGATTCAACGGGCTATCCCCTGGCTCCAGGGTTATGAGGAGATTGTCCTGTTC